TCTCAGGATTATAAAGAAGGTATGAAGGATGAAGAATATATTTCTCAACTTAACAAAAAAGTAGGAGAAGGACCAATTGCATATTATATAATGACATCAAATACAAAAATTCTTAGTATTAAAGAACAACTAGACAATCTTATAAGAGGAATAGGTCAAGTGTTTTATATAGAACAAAGTGTTAAGGATGATTATGTTAAAAGTGAATTAGCACAAAGAAATAATCAACCAGGAAGTATTCCAGGAATAGATATTAAATTTATTTCTAGTTTTGTTAAGATAATAAACGAAGAAGCAAAAAACAATTTAATAAAGGAATATAGAAACAATGGCTAAAAAAAATAAAGATTTAGTAATTCCAGATGAAATAAAAGATGTATTTAAGAGTTTAGATAAAGATAATGAAGACTCATCTTGGTTATCTGAAAACTCTTTATCTACAGTAAGTAAATGGATCGATACAGGTTCAATGTCTTTAAATACTATTATGGCTGGTTCTTTATATAAAGGAGTTCCATTAGGAAGAATTGTAGGATTCTCAGGACCTTCTATGTGTGGTAAAACACTTATTATGATGAAGATAATTGCTAATGCTCAAAAACAAGGAATGATTGCTGTTGTTTTTGATTCTGAAATGTCGTTTGATAAAGATATGGCTACAAGATTAGGATGTGATCCTAAAAAAATAAAAGTTTATCCTGTTGAATCTGTAGAAGGTTGTAGAAATCAAATATTTAAATTTCTAACATCTGTTATTGAAAAAGGTCTTCAAGAAAAATTTATTATTTGTATAGACTCTTTAGGTAATCTAGCATCAACAAAAGAATTAGCTGATGCTAAGAAAGGAAGTGACGCCGTTGATATGGGAACTAGAGGTAAATCACTTAAGAGTATGATGCGATGTTTAACATATAAATGTTCTAAAGCTAAGACAACAATAATATTTTCTAATCATATATATGATAATCCTGCTGCATTATTTAAATCACTTATTAAAACAGAAGGTGGCGGTAAAGGTCCAGAATATCTAGCCTCTATTTTAGTTCAATTATCATATACCAAAGAACAAATTGAAGATAATAAAGAAGAAAAATCTTTAGCTACAGCTGTTAAGTATAGTGGAGTTACACTCAGAGCCATAACAAAAAAGAATAGGTTTATTCCTCAATATTTACAAACTAGTCTCTACTTAAATTTTTTAACAGGAGTTGAAAAATATAGTGGATTAGTAGATATTGCAATGGCATATAATATTATTAAGAAAGAAGGGTATTGTTATATTTATAAAGATGAAAGACTTGGTAAATATGATGAATTTAAAGATAATGAAGACGTTTGGAAAAGAATTCTTCCAGAGATAGAAGAAGTTATACAAAAAGAATGTTCATATTCAAATGAGAATTGTAAACTTGTTAATAAAGATATAAAGGATGAAAATAATGGAGAAGGAACAGAAGAATAAAACAGACAATACGTTAAAAAATATAGATTGGGATTTCTTTGAAAATATTATAGTTTATAATTCCTTATGTAATAAAATATATTTAGGAACAATTATAGATGTAATAGACCCTTCATTTTTTAAAAACGAAAATATCAAAGTAGTTTTTAGAATTATTGTTGAGTTTTTTAAGAAATATAATACAGTTCCTACACCAACAGAAATTAAAACACACCTTAATACAAAAGAAGAAAAAGACTCCTGGATTAAAGTTTGCCAATCTTTTAAACAAATTGACAGTAATATTAATCAAACAAAGTTATATGAGAATACAGAACGATTTTTAAAAGAAAAAGGTGTTTATAATTGTATTATAAAAACAATTGATGAATATACTAATGGTAAAATAAATATATCAGACACTTTTGAGATATTTAATAAAGCTTGTAATGTTTCGTTAGTAGACAATTTAGGACATTATTATTTTCGAGATATAGATAAACATATAGTAGATTTACAAAAAGTCCAAAACCATATCTCAACAGGATGGAAATGGTTAGATGATAAGTTATCTGGTGGATTCCTTATAGACGGTAGAGCATTATATGTCTTTTGTGGAATAACAAACGTTGGTAAATCTATTGTCTTAGGAAATGTAACTACAAATTGTCTAGCTAATAATCATACTGTTGTTTTGATTACTCTTGAAATGCCTGAAGAGATTTATACCAAAAGAATATCTACTCAACTTTCTAAAATTCCATATAACGAATTAACAACACAAACTAGTTCATTAAAAGATTTTGTTACTAATTATCAAAAAACTCACAATAGCTCTAATTTAATAATTAAAGAGTTTCCTCCTTCAACAATTCGAGTTAATACAGTAAAGACATATATTGAAAAATTGATAAATAAAGGTATTAAACCAGATATTGTAATTATAGACTATTTGAATTTAATTCTTCCAAATTATAAGACAGAAGATAGTTCTTATGAAAAAATTAAAGCTGTAACTGAGCAAATGAGAGCCTTAACATATACTTTTAAAATACCTTTTGTAACTGCTACACAAATTAATCGTTCTGGAATGAGTAAGAAAGAAAAAACTCCATCAATGGATAATGTTAGTGAGAGTATTGGAATATCATATACAGCAGATTCTCAAATTGGTATATACCAAAAAGAAGAAGAAAAAGCAATGGGAATTATACACTTTTCTATTATGAAAAATAGATTTGGACCAGCATTTGGTAATGCTTGTTTTAAACTTGATTATAAAACATTAAGTATTACAGAAACATCAGATATAATGTCTGATGAAAAAAATATAGATAGAGTTACTAAGGAAGTAGGATTATAATTATGAACAGTTTAATGTGCTTTTTTCATTTTGACTTAGATGGAGTTGTTAGTTACCTATTAACAAGATGGGCTTTTCCTAAAGCTAAGATCGACTTTAAGCCTGTTAGAAGTGGTTGGTTTTATCATGAATATTCAAATCACTTTAAGAATCAAGAAAAAACATACGATTGGATTTATATATTAGATAATGACATATCTAAAAATTATGATGTTCTTAATGGTAATAATATCTTTGTAATAGATCATCATAAATCACACGTTGAGAACTTACCTAAGAAACGTAAACATAATATTAAAATTTGTGTTAAAGAATATAGTTCTGCTGCAAAATTGTGTTATATTTTATATAGTAGATTATATGACTTAAAGTTAACAAAAGAACAAAAAACATTAGTTTTATTAGCTGATGATTACGATTCATATAAATTAAAAATACCATATTCAATGCAATTAAATAATCTATTTTGGAATAGCTCAGAAAATGGAATGGAAAAAATTAACAAATTTATTAATTGGTTTAAAGATGGATTCTCTGGTTTTAATAATGAACAAAATAATATACTTCAAAAGTATGAAGAAAAACATAAAAACACTTTAAAACATCTTGAAATATGGGAAGGTAATATAAAGATAGGTAATAAAGAAAGAAAAATATCAAGTACGTTTGCTTCTAGTGATATTAATGGTATCGCTGATTATTTAATTCATAATAGAAAATCAGACATTGTCTTTATTGTTAATATTAATACTAATCATGTGTCTATTCGAAAAGATGCTAGTTGTTCTGTAGACCTTTCAAAACTTGCAGCTAATTTATGTTCGGGAGCTGGTCACGAGTATAGTGCTGGTGGAACAGTAACAAATGAATTTATGATGTTTACTAAACTACTCAAAAAAGTTAAATAATGAAAGAATTAATTATTAGACAATTTGTTACCTATAAAGGTGCTTCATATAATATAGATGAAGAAGAATTTGATAAATTTCTTCTTATATTTGCATCATTAGTATCTTTATTACATGATAAAAACTTAAAACCTACATTGTTTTTTATTCACTTTATAGACAATGCAAACCTTCAAAAGGTTTTACAAATTATAATAGGACAACATAATATATATCATTTAATTCAAAAAATTTTATTAAAGTATCCTAATCTATGTCGGTCTAAAATTGTTAAAAAGAAAATGAAGAATTTTAAATTAAGAAATGAAAGAAGAAGAAAAAAATTGTTATAATACTTATCTAAGGGTTTCAAGATCATTAAGGAATGAACCTTTTAGACTAAGAAAAAATTTTGATGGTTTTGAGAAAGACCCAAAATATAATTATGTTAAAAGATTGACTGAATTTTTTAATAGATATATACATATTAATATTGAAAATTTTCTAAAAGCCCCATATATTATATATAAAGATACTGAACACTTTTCATTGGATTATTATCTAACACAAAAAGCAATTAAAGCATATCATTTATATAATCTTTATTTACAGAATTTAAGACCTGATAATAAAGAACAACTAGAAATAATTAAAAAGTCATTAAAGTTTATATATGATTTTTGTAAACAAGAAAACATTAAATTAGACGATTATATAACATATAAAGAGAAAGACAGTTTAGTATATTCTTGGGTTTTACATATTAAAGAACATAAAATATGCGTATATGTATTGTTTTATTTCTCCAACTTTCAATATATATTATACAACATACCCAAGGATGAACAAGAGTTGTTTTTAAATGATATAATTACTTCATACGCAACATTTAAGATGAGATATGAAGCCTCAGTATATGCTAAAACTTTTATTACTCAAGGGTTCAAAAAACTTAAAAAAAATAGTTAACATTTTGATATTTTTACCTATAATAGTAATAGTAAATAATAAAGTATTAACCAAATAATAAGGAGTAGTAGTTATGTCAAGATACACATCAACAATGTTTGAAGAAATTAAGGATGCTCTTAAAACCTCTAAAAGTAAAGATGGAGGTTTATATTTAAGATTTGAACCAATAAACACATTTTTGGTTAGACTTTTACCAAATTTCAAGAATCCAAAAACTTCTATACTTGGTTATTATTTTCATATGTTTAACTCTCATGTTGACGGAACAAGTATTAATTTTACATGCCCAACAACATATAAAGAAAGATGTACAGCTTGTAATTTACGGTTTAAGCTTTATAGAGCTGGTGGAGAAATAGATAAAAGCCTTTCAAAAGAATTATCAAGAAAAGCTAAATTTCTTGTAAATGTTTATGTTATTAATGATCCTCTTAACCCCCAGAATAACGGTAAAGTTAAAGTAATGCGTTATGGAAAGCAATTGGATAAAATTATTAGTTCAGCTATAGATGGTGATGATGCTAAAGAGTTTGGTCAATCTATTTTTGACCTTTCTGAAAATGGTTGTAATCTTCGTGTTAAAGTTGAAAAGTCTTCAGAAAAAGGACAAGACCAATGGCCTAGTTATGTTAGTTCTAAGTTTTTAAATAAATCAAAAATTGAGGGAATGACTGAAGAAAGAATGGAAGAAATCTATAGTTCTACTAATGACTTAGACTCTTTAGTTACGGCAACTGATCCTGAAAAGATTAATAAAATCATTAAAGAACATTTCCTATCAGATACACCAGGCGAAGTTACACAAAAAGTTGAAGAAAAAGCTGAAGAAAAAGATAAAAAAGAGGAAGAAGACAATATACCTATGGGAGACTCTCCTAAAGAGTCTAGTAAAGATGATGATACTTCTGATGATTTAGAAGAAAATAAGAAAGAAACTCCTGATGAGATTCAAAAGAAAATTGATGATCTATTAGAAGGGGTTGAATAAATGGAAAAACCAGAAGATGATGTAATCAATTTTGCTAGACTTGTTGGCGGAGAGTTGACTAAAATAGATAAATTGTCTCTATCTGATAATAAACAGTTACAGTCTAATCGATTAGACATTAAAAAAATTGCTGCAAGAGATGAAACAGATCCTGAAACTGCAAAAGCTCCTGAAACTGCAAAAGCTCCTAAAAATGTAGAAGCTCCTAAAAATGTATCTCCTGGTTCTATTTCTGTTCCTTTACAAAATATAGATGAAGTTGGTTCTATGTTAAATGAATTAGTAAAAATGAACCAAAAATTTGACTTATTAATAAATATTTTTCAAAAGAAAAGAAAACCAAAAAAGATAAAGAAACCAAAGATAAAAGAAACCCTTTCTATCGACCAACCGAATGTAAACGTTCAAGCTCCAAAAAATATTACGCAAATGCCAGCATTTTAAAGATATAATATATGGATCCACAAACACAAATAACAATAACAGTCCTTAATAATAAACTAAATGCTGCTGAAATAAGGATTAACAAATTAGAAAACTCTTTTAAAAAACTAATAGATGAAATGAAGCGTTTAACATTTAAAAATGTAGTACTAACTAAAAAGTTTAGAGATCTTGACACTGATATAGACTTTGCAAGGGAGAGACCTAATGAGTAAATATGAAAAATATAATCATCACAAACGAGAAGTCTTTGTTAGAACAGATTTAAAAGGTAAACATAGAGAATATTGTTTATGTCACTTTTGTGAAAAATTTGATATAGTTAATAAAAATAAAAATTGCCCAATAGCTAAAATACTGTTTGACACCTGTGTTAAATTTGACTTAGTTACACCTGTATTTGAATGTCCTAATTTTAGTGAGAAAGTAAAATGAATAAATTAATATTTAACAAAAACGATTTAATTAAAAAGTTTCTAGATCCTATATCAAGGATAAAAGAAGGGTGTACTTTAAATGTTGATAAAAAAGATATAACAAGTATTGTACACTCAACAGATCTAGGAGTTATCTTATATTCAAAACTTAATCTAACAAAGCCAGAAGATCTCTTAGTTAAGTTAAATATTGGAGATTTAAAAAAGTTCATTAAGTTACTTAATTGCATTAATCAAGAGTCTATTGAACTGCTTATAGATTCAAATAATATCGCATATGAATCTGATAATTTAAAGTTTAAATATCATATGTTAGAAGATAATGTTATATCAAAACCAAAAATATCGCTTGACAAATTAAAAAAATTAGAGTATAATACAGACTTTATTTTAACAAATGATATTATATCAAATGTTTTACGAGGAAGTTCGTTTGGTAATGATACAAACAAGATCTATTTTTACACAAAAGACAATATGGTATACGCAGAATTAACAGATCAAGCTCAACAAAATATAGATAGCATTACATTTAAAATAGCTGATAAATATAATGGAGAAGAAATTAAAAACACGCTTCCTTTTAAATTAGAAATTTTACAGATAATCTCATCTGTTTTTAAATTAGCTAATTTAGAAACTAAAGTGAATACGAAACAAAGATTTTTAACATTTGAAGTTAATCAACCAGATTTTGAATTAAAGTATGTTGTTCAAAGTTTAATTAAGTAAAAGGTGTTTATGATAATAAATTGGTTTGCTATTACAATTATTAGTATTTGGTTTACTGCTGCATTAGGTACAATATTTAGTAAAGATTACCAATGTATGGGTGTAGCAGGACTTACAACAATAGCAATGGGTATTGGATATTTAATTTTAAAATGTAATACATAATTGATCAAATAAACAATAGTAAAAAGGAGAAAGGTATGAAGAAAGAAATCGTTGGAATAGTCGCCGCAGTATGTCTAAGTTCTATGTTATTGGCTGGATGTAAAATAACACCAGAACAAATTGTCGTTATGGCACAAGAAGCAGGAATGTTTGCAGCCGTAGGTTGGATTGCTATTGATAATCCAAGTTCAGAAGTAAAAGCAGCAGTTGTAACAGTATTAGATTTAGTTAAAGAACATGCTTCTATGGTTGTAGAAGGACATACATATTCAGAAGTCTTGTATCCAGAAATAGTAAAAGGAATTGACGAACAAATAGATATTAGATATCGTCCACTATGTAAAGCAGCTACAATGACTTTACTTGGACAACTAGACCTATTATTTGTCGTTCATCCTGAATGGAAAAAGGATCAGGCTTTAGCGTTATCTGTAACAATTAATTTTGTTAATGGAGCTCAAAAGGGAATGGCATTAGCAACAAATAACCCAATTAATGTACAGGCTAGACAGAATCTTAAAAACAGAAAGACAGTTGAACTTAGTAAATAAATGTTGAATCTACTCTCTATAGACTAATTTAAATACTAAAATATCATATAAAGTCATGGTGTTTATATAGTCTTCTTAGAGAGTAGATTTTTAAAGAAAGTAATATGAATAAAATATCAACTCAAGGTTATTTTATTAAACGACTTAAGGACTCTGGATATATAGTAGACAGAATTTTTAGTCACTATGCAGAAATTGATTGTCGAGCATGGACTGTTTTAATAGATCCTGGGATTTCTAGTGTTTACTGTACATACATAAAAAACGATAAAGAAATAGGTAATAATTACTTTGAGTTATACGATGGTAATAGGTTTATTAACGGAAGATTTAAGATAATAACAGAATCTATGGAGATTTTTGTTAAAATGCTTAATAAATTAAACATAATTAATAAATATAAGAAGAATGTTAGGTAAATATTTATGGGAACAAAAATGACTAAAAAGAATAAAGACAACAAAAAACAAAAGCCGTCAATTCCGAAAGACTTTCTTGTTATGAAGGATATTATAAGTAAATTCGCACCAAGTAGTAAACAAGAAGAAAATAAACCAGTTGAGGCTAAACCAGTTAATAATACTAAACGTAAAGAAAAACAGATAGACAAAGAAGATGCTATGTTAAAACATACCTTTGTTGATCAAAAAGAATTTATGGACTATATAGATCTTGTTATAAAAGATAACCTTAAAGCAAAAGCAAGATCAAAAGCAAAGCAAATGGATGAAGTGTTTAAAACATTAGATCATATAATGCCTGAATTTTACCAAACTTGTATGGTTTTTGGTTTTAATGCTCTAGGAGAAAAAACTGTTTATATGTATGCTCCAACAGAAAAAGATAAAGAAGCATTATTTCATCATGTTAAGTCAACAGTGTTTAATCAACTTGGTGGTGGTGCTGGTGGTATTTAAATAATAAAAAAGATTAACATTTAAGGAAAATTAACTATAATAAAATATAAGTAATTAAAAGGTAACTATATGTTTAATTTATCTAGTAGTAATCAATGTTCGTGGCGTTCAGTCGGCGGAGATTATAATATCCTCCCTGAACCACAGGAGGGTTCTATGAAGTAATAATAAACACATAACATTATTATTTTAAGAACCCTGTAGGAAACTACGGGGTTTTTTGTTTTAATACTGGCGTATAGCTCAATGGTTAGAGTGCGAAGCTGATAACTTCGATGTTGGTGGTTCGATCCCATCTACGCCAACCAGTTAATAATTGATCTTTGAAAATTTAATATAACGCCAGTTTATACCGTAGGGGTAGCGGGGCAGACTGTAGATCTGCAGCCTTCGGGTTCGGGTGGTTCGACTCCATCAGCTGGCACCAATTTTATATCGGAATGTAGTTCAAAAGTAGAACGCTTGGCCTGGGCCCAAGAGGTTGAGATTGCAAAATTCTCCATTCCGACCAATTTGAATTATAGGCGATTAGTTTAACGGAAAAACGAATGGTCTACACCCATTAGTCGGGGGTTCAATTCCCTCATCGCCTACCAGTTTCATTAGTAGTTCAGTGGTAGAACACCACCTTGCTAGGATGGAGATCGTAAATTCAAACCTCACTTAGTGATCTAATTTGACATAAATAGCATAAGTAGTTAATGAACTATAAGAAGATTATATTTAAACAAATACATAGAGGTTCGAAATGAAACAAAGCATGAGTCATGTAGAAGCTGGAAGATTAGGTGGCTTAAAAAGCACTAAAGAAAAAACAAAAGAATGTAGACTTAAATATTCACTTAATCAAAAGTTTTGTAAATATTGTAAAAAAAACATACCATATGAAAAAAGACGTAATATGTTTTGTAAACATTCGTGTGCAGCATCTTTTAATAATCTGGGTGTAAGAAGACATTCAGGCAAAAAACCTATACTTCAAAATTGTTTATTATGTGGAAAAAAGGTTAAAGTAATAAAATGTAAATTTTGTAGTCATAAATGTATGCGAATTTATAAGTGGAATATAAAAAAGAAACATATAACAGAACTTGGATATGTGCCTTTAACTAAAAATGGTAATCCATTAATTTCAAAAAAATATTTAAAAGATATAAGAGGAATTAAATGTGAAATATGTGGGTTAACGAAATGGAATAAAAAAGAAGTTCCATTGGTATTGGATCACATTGATGGTAATTCTATGAATTATGTTTTAACTAATTTAAGATTGTTATGCGGAAATTGTAATATGCAAACATCAACATTTTGCAGCAAAAATAAAAAGGGAAATGGTAGATATTATAGAAAATTAAAATATAAAAAAAATAACAAACTATTTAATTCTATATGATAATATAAAATTATTTTTAGCCCCTATAGCCCAACGGAAGAGGCAATAGTTTTAGAAACTATTTATGTATAGGTTCAAATCCTTTTAGGGGCACCAAATTGCCTGATCGGATAGCGGTAGTCCAGAAGACTTTGAATCTTTTAGTGATGGTTCAACTCCATCTCAGGCATCCATTATGATTCTATAGCTCAATTGGATAGAGCACTGGTCTACGAAACCAGAAGTATGAGTTCGAGTCTCTTTAGAATCACCAGAAATTTAACGGGAAGTAGAAGATAATGGTACTCGACCTCGCTTGGAACG